TGTTTTCTTGTCGAACGGAGAGACTGGCGCAGAGGAAAATTGGGAGCATCTGCAACGCATTACAAAGAACATACCAAACAGAGTAGTAAGAGTAGATGGTGTTGATGGTCGTGTACAAGCATATCACGCATCAGCAGAAGCAAGTGAAACACCTTGGGCGTTTACTGTATTTGCTAAACTGAAAGTCTCTCCTAAGTTTGACTTTAACTGGCAACCAGATAGAATGCAACAACCGAAGCATTATATTTTTGAAGCGAAGAATCCAGTCACTGGCTTAGTCTATGGACATCAGGCTATGATTGCATACAACAAAGAACTAACACTTGCAAACTATGGGTATGGCTTAGACTTTACATTAGATGATGAACATGCTAGTGTGCCTTTACTATCAGGTATCGCACAGTACAATACAGATGAGTTCTCTACATGGCGTACAGCATTCAGAGAAGTGATTAAGTTATTAGTTGATGATACAGAGATTAGTAAGAAACGATTAGAAGCATGGTTGAATGAAGCAAATCCAGATCAGCCTTTCTTCCAAGAATCTATTAAAGGCGCAATCTGTGGAGAAGAATACTTTGAAGAAGTCGATGGAGACTTTGAGAAGTTACGATTGAGTTATGAATGGAAATGGCTTAAAGAGAGATACGAAGAAGTTTCTTACTAGTATTTCCAAGCACCTGCAACATGATCTGTAGTCTTCATCCATTCTTTGGCTACCTTAGTCATTGCGGCAATAAACTCAGCACTATCATACATGGCTTTAAAGTGAGAATTGTAATCATATAGATCAGCAAAATCTATTTCTGAATCATCTGGAGCCGCTATATCTCCGTCACCAAACAACCAATCTCCTCTACTATCTACTTTTAGACTGACTTGAAATGTACTTGCATTTTCTGCATATTCCATATGAAAATGTCCACCGTCATCTTCATAGTTGTCTTGTAAATTATAGTGTATTTCTTTTTTCATATGAAAGATTAAAAGCGGCCCTTTTGCATCATACTCATCAAAATAATTTGTAGATCGAGTTGAGGCCGTACACCATTGTGTTCCTTGTCCTAAGTAACATGCGGCTTCTTCATCTACAGCCCAATAGGCTTTGGCGTATTTAGGATCGTTATATATTATTTTATATTGACCTTCAGGGAGTTCTTCTTTCTTGCCGTATTCTTCTTTGAAGTATTGTACAGAGTCCATAAAGTTTTTTGCAGATGTATATTGAGCAATATCTCTGTATCTTTCTGGAAGTCTTTCTTTCAATCTTCTGAATTCTTCTAGTGAGTCTCTAAGAGTAGATGTACCATCTTCAATATTAGGGAATGAATGAGTATTATCAGTAAGATACCATTTAACAATGTATTGTGTATATTGCTTGTTTGGAGTAGGGTCATATGCTTCAAATAATTGTAGCATTTCATCTAGGATTTTATTTTTGTTTTCATCATAAAGTTCTTGGGTAAGAACACTATACGGTGACACTGGCCTTTGGTCTACATAAGGATTAAGAGGAATACCCATTACTCTTATAGCAAGTTTTTGATAATCTCCTTGTGGAGCGGCCACTGCATTCTTGCCTGCACCAAATCCGGACTTAATCTGTTTTTGAATACCTAACTTGTCAAGTATCTTTTCCCCGTGATTACTCCTGGTAATATCGGTTTTGTACTCCACAATGAATTCATAATAACGCATTACTTGAGGCTCTCTCTATTAATCTTCCAAGCATCAGTAACTTTACCTAATGCAGATTGAAACTTAAGGTCATTCCACATTGCATGAAAATTTTCATCAACGTATAATTCATCGAAGTCCACCCAACCATCTCGTACATCTGCAATTTGACTAATTTTCCAATTATCTCCAGTAACTGTCAATGACATCTGTATTTTATCAACTGTTACATCTGAGGGTTCTAACGTGAACGCATCTCCTAAAGTAACTGGTTTTTTAAAATTAAAGATTACTAGAGGCCCTCGCTGGTTGTAACCATTAAAAGCATTCTCACTTCTTGTTGCGGATGTACACCATTGTGTTCCTTGTCCTAAGTAACAAGCGGCTTTTTCGTCTATTGGCCAATAGACATTTACAAAATCACTAGTGTAGATCATTTCATGCTGGCCTTTGTCCATCTGGTCTTCTTTTTTGCCGTATTTCTCTCTAAGGCCTTGAACAGTATTCATAAACTCTTTTGGGTTTTTATATTTTCCAATGTCTCTATATTCTTCAGGGATTCTTTCTCTTAATTTTTGAAAGTAATACAAAGACTCTTTAAAAGTTGATCTGGCATCTTCCCAATTAGGGAAATCAGATGCCAAATTAGCAGATTTAAGAAACCATTTTACAATTTGTTGCGTGTATTGTTTGTTTGTTGTAGGATCAATTTGTTCAAACATTAAAAGTATGGTATCTAAGACTTTGTTTCTATCTTGCGGAGTTAGTCCTTCACCTATATCTCCGAGTCCATCATACAATACCTTCCCTATTCCGCCTTCTGCAAGATCGTCAAGTCCACCATACACACTATCGATATCCAGAACGCCCATATCATCTAAACATTTTAAGGTCCAATCATTATCTCGCACCTTAAGGGCTTCTTCTGTTCCGACTAGATCAAAGCCTAACTTATTAATTATGTTTTGACCGTATTTACCCTTGGTAATATCGGTTTTGTACTCGACTAGTAATTCATAATAACGCATCTAGTATTTATACGAAACACATTACCCAAAAAGATTGTAATATCTACAGGATCAAGTATAATACTAAATACAATCTATCGTTGTATGAAGTGATGTGAAAGGCACTGTGGACGCGGGTTCGATTCCCGCCACCTCCACCAGAGAGTATTCTGACCCGTACTTTGTGGTGGGGGTGTCAAGGTTTCGACAGAGTGATAATTAGCAGAGCAGACAACGAGGTAGGCGATGACCTTAAATCAAGCAAACACTATAATTGACAACAATTATGAAATGGAAGATTACGCCTTAGCGGCCTAATCCCCCGAGGCTAGTCACCTCGTTACCCAACGATAGAAGGGGATTAATTTCCCCTTCGCCTATTTCGATAAATACTTCTATGAACGATAAACCTCATTTACTGCTAGATTGGCACTTAAACTGCAATACAGGTAAACTTACTTGTACATTGCTTGATGGTGATTTAATATACGAAGCACACGCAGGCGGTATCGAAGGCTATACTAAAGTGTATAATAATGAGACAAGTAGAATTACGACTGACAGTGACTGGCTAAAAGAAAAGCATTGGATTAGTGAAAACTTTGGCGAGCATTACGGGTATTATCAGCCAGGCATGTCTCTTGGAGAATCAGATGGCCTTATTACGTCAGAAGGATTAGGAGAAGAGGGCGAGTATCTCGACCATTTACAAAGAAGTCAGTACTTATTGTTAGGCTTAGACACAGCAACAATTACACATGTTGATCCTAAAATAAATCCAGAGAAAAAACCTGCCCCAGTATTTAGAACTCCTGATAAAGGATTAACAATATACAAACTGTTACCAACATCCAAAACTTTCTATTATAGCCATCATACTAAAGAGATACCTGATATGGATAATCCGGAAGCTCCTGCTGATTCAGCATGGTATGGTACTTGTCCTTGCCAAATGCTCCCTCATATTAGAAGTTATATGGTTAGTAATTATGAAGAAATGGCAATTGTTGGAATAACAGAAGATGCTATCGAGCAGTGCAAACGCGGAGAGTGGGACGCACCTGCAAGACCTGAACTACAAAGGCATTTTACATATCCAACAGAGCATACTTATATAGTAACTGCTAACAACTTACATACATTAGATAATTAAATATGAACATACTTGAACTAGAAAAATTTAAGATCGAAGACGCTATTAATTTCCATGATGAGTTGAATCCTTTGCTGTTTGATGAACACAATAAACTGAAGCCAAACATCAAAAGTCAACTTGATACTATTGTTGATGATTTTATAGAGTACATGGGTATACCTGATCTCGCAGTAGAAGATGTGATTATTACTGGTAGCAACGTTGCATTTACTTACACACCTCACTCTGATATTGATTTACATTTACTTGTAGATTTTTCAGCACTTCCTGAATCAGATGTTTATAAAGAGTTGTTTAATGCTAAGAAATCATTATATAATGACACATATGAAATTACTATCCGAGACATTCCTGTTGAACTGTATGTACAAGATACAGCACAAGCACATACAAGTTTAGGAGAGTATAGTTTATATCAGGATAAATTTACACGTATACCGAGAAAGACAAGAGCAAACTTAGATGAAATATCAACAGAACATAAGTTTGAAAGATTAGAACAACTAGCCATTCAAGGTCTAAAGTCAGAAGATATAGATAAAGTTAATGAAGTCTTATCTATCATTAAAAGATATCGCCAAGCTGGACTTGATAATAAAGGTGAGTTTGGCCCTGAAAACTTAGCATTTAAGGCTATCAGATCAAAAGGATATTTTCAAGCATTGTTTGACTTAAGAAACAAGTTAAGAGGAAAGCAGTTATCTATAGAAGAAGAAATGCTACGCAGAACATTTGAAGAATCAATTGGTGTATATAACAGTAAAGTTAATATAGCAGAAGATATGAGTAAAGAAGACCTAGCAGATCAATGGAATGTTAGTACCAAAGAAATAGCAAAAGCAATCGATTTGGGTGTCAAAGTTGAAATGAAAAGCAATCCTCAAGTAACTGCAACTACCCCTCAATTGCGTAGAGAACAAGCAACTAAAATAGTAGTAAACAATCTTGTACATGATGTAGAATATTATCCAAAGATGATTTCATTTATACGAGCAGTAAATCAATTAAATCAAACTACTTCAACTAATGACGGTGCAGGTTCAGATATTAATGATGTATCTCAAATGCAGGACATGGGTTATAAGCCATCTCAAGTAAATGAAGGACAACTATCGATGCTGGCAGATGATCCAAATGTAGATTGGGAAGGTGTGTACGACTCAGATGTTATGGCTGATTTAGAAAGTATGTGGAACGAGGATATTGAAAAAAGAACAAACGCATTAAAACAAAAGTATCCGAAATTGAAAGATGAAGATTATTGGAACTTAGATGATGAAGATGTACTGAAGATTTCTTCTGATGCTCCAGACGATATAGATAGAAGGATGAATGCAGGACAGCCTGCTTATGAAGTTGTTGATGCTTGGGCAGACAAACATGGTATCCCTGAAAGAGTTCCAAGTAACCAACAGACCGTTGGAGGCCTAGCAATTTTTAATACATTTGAAGAACTTGGTTATCAAAATGAGTATACGCCTATTGCTTTTTATGAAGCCGGTGGCCTTGATAGTGTTAGAAAATTGAATCCACAAGCATCTTCTAAAACATTTGTACAAGATCCTAAGTACATTAACTCAGACGATCCAGACCAAATTGATGAAGCATCAGGATATATTCCAAGTGAAGCACAAAAGAATGATCCAAGATTCTCTTATGCATTGACTAAAGATGTCAGACCAGACACAATGAAGAAAGGTGCAAAAGCAATGGGACTCGGAGATATATCACGTGCTGGTGTTCCCCCACTTCTCAGACCGGGTAAGCCAGAAAAAAAGTCGAAAAAATCTAACAAATCTGACTTTGGTAAAGGTATTTACTAATGAGTATAATTGAACAAATCGGTGAAGATTACACCAAATATCATAATATTGTAGATGTAGTAGCATTAGCAGGTTGTAATGGTTTGACCCTAGAAGAAGGTGGAAAACGAATACATGAAGGTGTTCTATATGAATTAGAAAACGGCAATGAGAAAATCAATGGCGAAACTAATCAAGTAAGAGAAACTCAAGCAATTTATATATCAATGCACAGTCTACAAAAAGATATCGAACATTATAATAAGTTGAAATAAATGTTAAATGCTGAAGAGGCTAAGTTTAGAAATAAAAACTGGTATAATCCATTTCAGTACAAGTACACATCTAAAAGTAATTTTCTTCCTAACGATCTTTACAACAAACTTCTATTATCTAAAGAATCATTCTATAATGAACCATCTAAAAAGATTATTGATGGCATAACTATATTTGATTCTAGGGACGAACCCGACAGCGATAATAGTTACTATGAAAGTAATACACTAGCATTAGGAGAGTTTGATCACACATCATCATTAGACTATTCATTGTACACTACAGGATATCCTGAATGGCGCCAAACACTCGACATAATCAAAACAGAAATGGAAAGTTATTGTAAGACTAAAGTACATTTTAGACGTTGGGCATGTATTCCTAATCCTTCTACTGTGACATTTCATTACGATTTCTTTAGTCATCTTGTGCAAGATGGCGAACATGATGAACTCTCAGAGATAGACCTCAGTAAATACTTTATCTCATTCTTAATACTTGCTCCTAACGTAGACTCTAACCCAAACGAGTTCAGAGCAGGTAAGACTATTCAATGTCCTATTCCACCTGAGAATCTAGGATTAAAGGCAGACGTACAAAAGAATTCTTGGTTCATGCACAGTCAGAATTTAGGTCATCAATACATTAGAAGCAATTTTGATCAAACCACAGACTTTTTTGCGACATGCTGGATGATCGAATAAAGGTTGACATTGGTACCCAAAGGTCGTATAATAGTGGGTATGAATGAGAAATTCTCTAACGCAATCGAAGCCCGCAAGTATTTGGATACTCTCCAGAAACAAATTCGATCTCTATCATTTAATCCTGATATGAGAAAACTTTGGGCTAACATTGTACCCATGGTAGATGAACTGTCTACTATAGAAGTCAGATGCAGACAACGTAACAATTGGCAAGCCGCTGATGATTACAGAGCAAAAATGCAACAAAGTTGCGATCTAATAGAGAAATATATCTTATTATTAACCCTTATGGAACCAGAAGGTAACTAAGTTGTTGATTCATATAGGCAAAATAATTGAAATTAATTTGCTAAAAGGCTTGACATCACTACCCAAAGGCTCTATAATACATATATATTAAACAATAATACATCGGAGTAAGTAAATGTCTCAATTAACTGAAAATCTGACTGTCACAAGTCAACAAGCAAAACCCGCAGTGAAAGCGGCTATGTTAGCAGGTCGTCCATCATTTTTATGGGGACCTCCCGGCGTAGGCAAGTCTGAACTCGTTCAGCAAATCGCTGAAGATATGGGTAACTGTCTAGTTATCGATCTGCGTATGGCGCAAATGGAACCTACTGATATCAGAGGTATCCCTTTCTTTAATAAAGAATTAGGAGTTATGGATTGGGCACCCCCAATCGAACTTCCTTCTGAAGAACTTGCCGCAATGTATGACAAGATTATCTTGTTCTTAGATGAAATGAACTCGGCTCCCCCAGCTGTTCAGGCTGCAGGTTATCAACTTGTTCTTAATGGACGTGTTGGCAAATACATTCTTCCTAAGAACTGTCATATTGTAGCCGCTGGTAACAGAGACTCTGACAAAGGTGTTACATATCGTATGCCGATGCCCCTTGCTAATCGTTTCATTCACTTAGAATTGCGTCCTGACTTTGGTTCTTGGCAGAACTGGGCTGTTCTTAACAACGTCCATGAAGACGTAGTTGGTTACTTGTCATTTGCAAAGCAAGACTTATATGACTTTGATGCAAAATCATCTAGCAGAGCATTTGCTACTCCTCGTACATGGACTTTCGTTAGTCAGTTACTCCAATCAGACGAATTAGATACAGATACTTTGTACAATTTGGTTGCAGGTACTGTTGGTGAAGGACTTGCTACTAAGTTTATGGCACATCGTAAGGTTGCTAGTAAAATGCCCAACCCATCTGATATATTGTCAGGTAAAACTAAAGAACTTAATGTTAAAGAAATATCAGCAATGTATTCTTTGACTATCTCAATGTGCTATGAACTTAAGAATGCCCTTGAGACTGATAAAGTCGATAACAAGAAGTTCCACGAAATGTGTGACAACTTCTTCGGCTACATCATGGCTAACTTTGAAACAGAGTTAGTGGTTATGGGTGCGAAAGTTGCACTTAAAACTTACAAACTTCCGATCGAACCTTCTCAGTTGAAAAACTTTGATGAATTTCATAAGAGATACGGTGGTTACATTGTTGAGGCGGGCAACTAGATTGCTGGCCTGGAAGAGAGTAAGGTCCGAGACATTCCTTACTCTTTTCCGAACTTTTTACTTGACTTGTCTCCCAAATGGTAGTATAATAGTTAAATAACTTTGAGAGAACTGACACATGACAAAGAACAAATCCACAACTAACAACGACAAAGAGAACAAACTGGCTCATCTAGTAGGTCCTACAGACCCTCAAGTAGATGCACAAGCCCGTGATCGTCTTATCACAGCCCGTATTGCACTCTTACTCAGACATTCATTCTTTGGCAATCTTGCTACTAGACTGACTCTTATAAATGCTGACGAATGGTGCCCGACTGCGGCGACTGACGGGAAACACTTCTACTACAACTCACGTTTCATTATGATGTTGCGTAAGAAAGAAGTAGAATTCTTAGTAGCCCACGAAGTATTGCACGTAGTGTATGATCATATGGATCGTAGAGGTACTAGAGATCCTCAACTATGGAACATTGCTGATGACTATTGTGTCAATGCTGATTTAAAGAATCACAACATTGGTGAGTTCATCACTACTGTCCCTTGCTTGTATGACTATAAGTATGACAGAATGTCCGCAGAGCAAGTCTATGACATTCTATATGAAAATGCAGACATCATTGATGTCGATCAATTGTTAGATATGTTACTTGATGAACACATGGACGGCGACGGACAAGGTGCAAGTAATGAAGATGGCGAAGATGGCGACAAGCCCGGCCCAGTTAAGATGTCGAAAGAAGAAAAAGATTCACTCAAGCAGGAGATGAAAGAAGCAATCATTAATGCGGCATCAGGTGCAGATGCAGGTTCACTGCCCAAAGGTGTTGAACGTATGATTAAAGATTTAACTGCACCCGTTATGCCCTGGGACGATATCATTCAGGCTAACTTGACTAGCACTATGAGTAATGATTATTCATTCTTAAAGCCTTCTCGTAGAGGTTGGCATCAGGATGCAATCATGCCAGGTATGACTCCCGGCGAATTAATTGATGTTGATATCTTTTTAGATATGTCAGGATCGATTGGATCTGAACAAGGAACCTTTTTCCTTTCAGAGATTCAAGGCATAATGGAAATGTTTCTTAACTATAAGATTCATGTTCACTGTTTTGATACAGCAGTTTATAATCCTCAGACATTCGACAGTGATAACTTAGATGATATTACTGACTACGAAATCTATGGTGGCGGTGGTACTGACTTTGATTGTATCTTTGACTATCTTAAAGAAGAAGGTCGCACACCTAATCGATTGATCGTATTCACAGACGGATATCCTTTCGGTAGCTGGGGCGATGAAAACTACTGCGACACTACATGGATCATTCATGGTGACCCTGAGCCGAATCCCCCTTTCGGTACTTGGGCTCTCTATGATGAACATAGAACTTCACAAGCCGCATGACAGAAGAAGAAAGAAAAATCTATGAATCTCCGGATGGTGGCAACACTGTTTATGCAAGATCGTTTGGAGCCGATTTGGCTCAGAGAACAAAGATTTACGAGAACCCGGAGATGCTAAAAGAAAAGGCCTTCTTTGAACGTTGGCATATGTATAGAGATATACTTGAAGCATCAAAAGATAACCCTGCTCTCACTAAGTTATTAGAACAAGTTGAGATCATATATAAATTAAGTAATGAAGAAAGAAGAACTAATTGAATTAATAACGAACCTACACTCTGAAGATAAAAATGGAAACATAGAAGCATTTGTATATGATGTTAATGGTGGACAGTTTAAAACAGATTCAATCAGACTTGATATGGATGGAGGAAGACTAATCATTAGTCAAATAAACTCTCCGACATATCAATCTAATAAAGAAAATTGGCAAACTGAATTGGAGTTTCAACGTAAATGAAAATAGAAAATATTAATTTAGATACATGGTATAAAAATCGTTTTTTAAAAGATCAGATACCTAATCATTTTACAATTACTAGAACTCCATCTACAACTGAGAACCTAGAATGGGTACTTGAAAAGTTACATGGACGATTTGCTGTAGTACAAAATAATGGTAATAATAATGAAACGGATTTCATGTCATACTATCAAAAAACGTATGCATTTGAAGATCCAAAAGAAGCAGTTCAATTTGAACTAACCTGGTCATAATATAAAACGGGTAAATGAAGTCTGAAAAAAAGTTTTAGGCACTTCAATTCGTATTAAATATTACTGTTAATGTTAAAACCCTATAGGAGAATATTATAATGAGTTTTTTAAGACACGTAGGAAAACACGGTGATCGCAAGATTGCAGTAATTTTCCGTGAAGTACCGAATGAAGAACATATGTGTTTAGTTACATATACACAATTGTTAAATCAAAACATACACGATCCGTTGATGGCTACTATCGAAAGTGATATTGGTCAGGAGAGTGAACAACTTGCAGATGCATTAAACAGACAATATACTAAGTCTGGAGATCGCATACTTCAAGTGCTACATGCAGAAGGAATGCTGAAGAAGATTAGATGCCAAGATGTTATAATGACACCTAAAGCAAATACATCAATTCGTTTAGATGAATTGAATAAAATCTTAACTGAAATGGCAGCCGGTTCAGAAGCAACTAAAAAATTAGCGGAAGCGGATTCATCAAGAGGCATGCAAGACCCAGCAGATGTTAGACGTAGAGAAGGCCTAATTGGAGATAAAAATCGTCCAATGCCGAGTGCAGGTGTTAATACCCCGGATGCAAATCTGGCTATGAACGATGAAGTTCTAATGAATGACTTTATTGCACAAGCATCACGTATGGAAACTGAAGCAAAAGGACTTATAGCAGAGTCAAAACGTTTGATGAAGGAAGCAAAAGCAATGATGCCGAAACCTGCTAAGAAGACAACTGCTAAGAAGACAACACGTAAAAAAACGGCTGTAAAATAAATAGGAGGTCTGCATGGCAGACAAATTTCGTTCGACACAGGATTGGGAACGACTCCTAGAAGATGTGGAGAAACATAAGATACCTGTAGAGTTTTTACAAAAACTTGTTCTCCGTTTAGCATATCGTAAACAGAAAACCATTAACATTGAAAAGTTCTTAAGACAAGGACTTGACACTGAAACAGTAGAAATTATAGTTGGTAAAATCTTAGAGGAATATGAAGAAGAAATTCGATCAATCGATTTTATTCTTAATATAGATAGAATTGCAGAAGCAGTTCAACCTGAAACAGATAAATTACTAAGTGGTCTATAATACAACTGTAAACTATAGAAGGGACTTCGGTCCCTTCGCCCTTTAATGATAAGGAATAAAATTGAAAGTAAACTTAATCAGTCATAGTCAAGGACCAAATACATCGTTGGGTGACATAGAAAGTGCATTAGACTTAGTAGCCTATTGTGCAAGAGTAAGTAACCCGTCAAATCAAAACAACAAAGAAACAAATGAGAAACTAGTAAAGTATCTTATGAAACATAAACATTGGTCTCCACTTGAAATGGTATCTGTGTGTTTAGAAATTGAAACTACTAGAGATATCGCTAGACAAATACTACGACATAGATCATTTTCGTTCCAAGAGTTTAGTCAACGTTATGCAGATCCAACTAAAGACTTAGAGTTTGAAATTAGAGAAGCACGATTACAAGACCCTAAGAACAGACAGAACAGCATTGAGACTGATGATGGATTGTTGCAACATGCTTGGGCAGATATGCAACAGAAAGTAATAGATACAGCGGTAGAAGCATATGACTTTGCTATCAGTAGAGGCATTGCTAAAGAACAAGCAAGAGCAGTTTTACCAGAAGGTAATACTAAAAGTAGGCTGTATGTAAACGGTACCCTGCGTAGTTGGATACATTACATTGAATTAAGAGAATCAAACGGAACTCAGTTAGAACACATTGAGATTGCTAAAGCAGTTGCAAAAGTCATCCATGAGATATTCCCATTAACATTGCAAAATGATAATGTATAACGTACAATAATATAGATGAAAGAAGAACATGAGTCAAACGAAGTAAATTGCTTTGAGATTCTTATGGGAGATGTTGAAGATCCTGATCTAATGATTGCAGACCCTATATATAAATGGCAACAAACTGATGAAGGAAAATACATTATGGAAAATAGTGATCCAATTCCTAAATGGGTAAGAGATAATTCTCCAGACTATATGGGACACAAATATACAATTAAAGGATATCTCACAGACAAGCAAGTGACATATTTTAAACTAAAATATCAATAGGATTAACATGGCAACTAAGAAGAAGGCAACAACTAAAAAAACAAAAAAACAAAACATTTGTGTTACTGGTGGACTCGGTTTTATTGGAGCCCATGTTGTTGTCAAACTAATCAATGAAGGTCATAAAGTTGCTATATTAGACACTAAAACTGACTATGGTATTATAGATAAGGATGAACTTGATGCAGTTATGCAAGAAAGATTCTTTGGTATTGCTGGCCGCATGACTGATTCAGTTAGTCTAAACATCTATACAATTGATGTTGGTAATCCAGAACTTAAAACATTATTTGAAAAAGAAAAGTTCGATAGTGTAATTCATCTTGCAAGTTTCCCAAGACAAAAAGTTGTAAATGCTGATCCAACAGCAGGTTCTAAAGTAATGAGTGAAGGCTTGTTAAACATCTTAGAACTCAGTAGAAAAACTAAAGTTAAACGTTTCTCATATATAAGTTCATCTATGGTCTACGGAGACTTTACAGATAACGTAGAAGAATGGGAAGACTGTAATCCTCAAGGTCAGTATGCAATTATGAAGTATGCTGGAGAATTACTTGTACAAGATTACACTAGACAGTATGGACTAAATCATACTATCATTCGTCCTAGTGCTGTCTACGGGCCCTTAGATGTCTGTGACAGAGTTATCTCTAAGTTCTTTATCAATGCATTAAAAGGTGAAAAGATAGTTGTTAACGGTAAGATGGAGAAACTTGACTTTACATTTGTTAATGATGTTGCAACAGGAATAGTACAAGCAACTACAAGTCCTAAAGCAAAGAATGAAACATATAATCTTACTAAATCACAAGGTGTAACTCTTTATGATGCCGCTAACATGGTCAAACAAATTGTAGGCAAAGGTAATATTGAAGTCAAACAAAAAGATAAAGACTTCCCTAGTCGAGGCGCACTAAGCATTGAAAAAGCCCAGAAAGATTTCGGATATAATCCTGTAACTAGTTTAAATGAAGGGTTAATGATCTACAATAACTGGCTACGCAATTCTGAATATTGGCAGGAACAACTCTATGGCACTAAATCAAAAAATTAAGTATTTTGGATTAGACCGTCAATACGCAAATCTCAAAGATGAATTATTAGACGCCACAGATTCTGTATTATCTAGTGGCAGCCTTAACGATGGTATATACGCACAGAAATTCAAAGACTGGTTATCAATCAAAACTAAAGCACATTATGTCATACTATGTCATAGTGGTACACAAGCATTAGAGATCATTGCTCGTTATGAACGAGACACTTCTCCAGACCAAGACCCATATGCTGAATGGGAATATGATAAAGAAACATATCGAACAATCAGAGTTCCTAATCTAACTTACCCTGCAACAATGAATGCATTTCTAAGTGCTGGACTAAAGGTAGAATTGTGTGATACAGATCATAACGGTATCCTTTTGCCACAAGCGGAAGATGAACTACAAAAGATAGAATGTCATGTCGGACTCTTTGGTGCACCAACTGTAGCAGTAGAGAGTGACAATGGCATAAGTGTTCTGAACAATAACATTGCTATTATAGACGGGGCACAACATTGGTTGATCGCAGACGGTAACATCGGCACAGCAATGGCAATTAGTTTTGATCCTACTAAGAATCTAAATGCTTCAGGCAACGGCGGAGCCATCGTCACTAACAATCAAGCACTATATGAATTTGCTAATCAATGGAGAGACAACGGTAAGCCTCATCATTTCTATTCTGGTACTAACTCTAAGATGAGTGAGATTGATTGTGCCCATCTGATGGTTAGATCAAACTACATTGATGAATGGCAAGAACGCAGAAAACAAATTAGACAATACTATATAGAAAGATTTTCACATATTGAACCATTAAGATGTCTAAGTGAAGGCTTTGAGACTCATGCTGATTCAAAGTTTGTTGTATATACAAACACTGAACGTAATGATTTGGCTACATGGTTAGAACGAAAACATATAGAAACTAAGGTACATTATGGAACAGCATTGTCAGAGTTACCAATTGCAGATAACATGGTAAAGCCTGATTTTATGTGTACAAGTACACTTCTTACACGATCATTATTAAGTCTTCCTATCTATCCTGAACTTACTGATGCTGAAATTGAAGAAGTTGCAAATGAAGTTTGCGTTTATTATGCTCCTTAATACTAAATACTAGTATATTATAGGAGATATATAATGGGATTAGCAATTATCGATTCAGTAATTGGTTTGGCGGCACCTTTACTCGACAAGTTTGTTGTAGATAAGGATAAGAAGGCTGAGTTTGAGCATGAACTCAAAATGGTCTTGCACAACGCAAACTTACAACAAAATCAAATCAACTTAGAACAAGCAAAGCACCCAAGCATTTTTGTAGCAGGGGCAAGACCTGCAATCATGTGGATATGTGCATTCGGATTAGCATGGGCATATGTACTAGCACCAATACTTAATTGGGGAGTGCAAATAAGCGGAGCAGAGATCATTCTGCCAGAGATTGCGACTGAGGGATTAATGACTCTTACACTATCTATGTTAGGTCTAGGCGGTATGCGAAGTTTTGAAAAAATGAATGGATTGGCCAGAGAGAATATGAAAGCCACTCCCCCAAAAGAATAACATTAGTTACTTACCCAATCGCATAAATACAATATAAGACTGGGATAAACATATGGCTGTAACAAACTACGAAATTATTAATATTGGCGCAACACCGAACGATGGTTCTGGTGATCCGTTAAGAGTTGCCTTTGATAAGATAAACAACAACTTTGCTAATCTATCATCGACTGCTGTTATATCGTCTAATACATATACAACGGGTAATGTAGCAAATCAAGTTATTTGGGAATACCCTGCAAACGCATTTACATTGGGTTCATTCTTTATTAAATCAAATGATCCAGGTACTATCGATCAACAAGATGTTAGACTAGATGCACAACTAAGTGCTAACTCAGCCAACATTAAGTTTTCAGCATACTCATCTACACAATGGGGTAACGTTCTTATACCAGGAAGCGGTTATGACATGGATGTCACTTCTGGTAATGTTAGAATCACAGTTGATCCTGATCTTGCAAACGTAGGCGGCTCACAAACATTATTTCACTTTATTAATTCTTCAGTCATGTTCCAAGGAGTAGCACCAGCTGGTCTACCACTCGCATTAGATGGTTATGTAGATTCAGAACTATCATCTGAAGCCAACGACACAATTACAACTGAAGAAACTCCATAATGAGAGCAACAGAATTTATTACAGAAGATAATGCTCCTGGTAAACTATCGAAGCGCCAACGTTATGGTTCAAGAGGAATGCATAAGTTCCAAGATGTAGACGGTAGAGATAGAGTCTACGAATTGAATCGTGTAATGATGGCTCTTGCTCAAGCAAACGGCAACGTTGGTGCAGATGACGGCATCGATTTAGATTCA